AAACATGTGGTTGGAAAGAAACTTCTCATAAGATACGTGATGGAATCAAGTGTCCTAAATGCGGTGGTCCTGTTAATTATTTTTATCCAAGTAAGAAGAGGTAGCCCCCCCTGCCCTTTAAACCATTTTTAGAGGCTCCAGGGACCGAGGTGGGCCCATCCTGTGTACCGCGATTAAATTTTTTCATGAAAGGGGGGTAACCATTGGCCGTACCTACTGCAAAAAGACTTAGAGATTACTTAGGAGATGAATATA